AGGAGTTCTTCCTTCGTCCAACGACCCAATTCTGATTTATTCTGTACAGTGGCATTCTTCCATAGAAACTTACCAGCAAACTTCCAAGTTTTCAACTTCCTACTAGGTAATGTCGCCTTATGTGAGGCTATACATAGCATCCTATCTTACGCGTATACTTTTTTCTATAAGTATATCAGAATGAAGGTTCATATCGTCGGTGCCGGACCCACCGGTCTGTCACTCGCGTGGGAACTTTTACGAACAGGTGAACATGATATCACCATATATGACCGAAAACTCTCGGCGGGTGGATCATGGTGGGAACCAGATGTCGAGACACGCAACCTACATGCACACCGAATTGTCTTTGATCGAGCATTCGTCAACACGAAATCATTTTTTGAGGAGATGGGAATCAAATGGGATGATATGTTTGAACCCGAAAAGGATGATGGTGCATCGAATTATATTTTCAAGACACTTCAGTTTGAAGATTACAAAATACTTTCATGTGTATTTGCAAAAGTTTTTTGGAATCCGGAAAAATTCAAGAATGTTTCTCTGAAAGATGTTCTCGGAGAAAATCTTACACCTGATGGAAAAAAGATTTTGGAACATCTTCCACTCATCATGGATGGTGTCACGTGGGATGTCATGTCCGCACACGAGTTTGTCCAAAACTTGAATCATGTGATGCTATCCAAAAAGTACACACAACGTGTTTCCGGTAAAGTCATGTGTGATGCGATGGAGGAGGCGGTCATGAACGCCGGTGCAAACTTTGTGTTTGGGGCGGAACTTCTCGATGTCGAGTACGGAAAGGATTCTTTCGTCGCCAAGTTCACAGGTGAACGAGTCATCGATGATGGTCTTCTCTTTTTGTGTCTCGATAACAGTCCAGCCCTGAACATACTCGGCACGAACTGGGGACCCGATGCTGACAAGAAACTTCGAAGGAGTACATACGGTGCTATAAACGTTCTTCTCGATTACGATGAACCGATCACACTCAAATCTGATTTGGAAATAGCCATCGAAACACGATGGAATCTACAACCAAAAGTCCTCTCAGATGGAAAGACTGTCTCGTGTGTGATATGTGATTTGGGAGAGGATGTCATGCGTTCTGATCCAGAGACACTCATCGAAGAAGTCATTCGACAATTGAAAGTTCCCAAACCCGTGTCCTCCCGAATCGGATGGGGTGCCGAATGGAAAGAAAACAAGTGGCACTTTTCACAATCATCTGGTGTGTTGAGTCTTCATGGACAACTTCCATTCTTCGGAAGGTGTTCGAAAGTTGCCATGTGTGGTATGATGTCCCCGCGTGAGACACCGTACTCGAGTATCGAGGCGTCTGTCGAAGTGTCTCGAGCCTTGAGTCATATGTGTTTCGGAACGAGAAAACCACTTCGTTCACTTTTGGTTTCACATGTAACCATCTTTATACTCGTGTTACTTATAGTTTTATTGGTAGTGTATCATATATGAAGTTCGTAGCGACTGTTCACGAAACATTCTACGAACACAATTCTAAAAAATATATTCGGTTTGCGATTCCTGAAAAAGTTGCAGATATTATCGGGCGTATGCATGCATCGAAGACGCATCTCATCACCAACGAAATCATAGAAAATCCATTAGATGGTCGAGTTCTTACTGTTAAAGTTCCATTCCGGTACAGGAGAGTGATGTGTGAAGTCAAAGGACGACCCGTGCAGTCTCTTGTAAAGGGGGATGAAGTGGAAATAGTGGTAGATTTTAAAGGTGCTTGGAATGTAGGTAATCACTCAGGCTTTTCCTGGATACTCTCGAGCTCTTCGGTGGGGTCTTCAGTGGACTGATTGGGGTCGTTGGGGAGGTCAATGGTCTTGAGACCACCCTTCTTGAACCCCTGAAACGTAGAAAGCATACCCTGAAGGCGGAATACTTCTTGAGTCAACTGTTCGATGTTCATCTGAAGCTTCTTAATATTCTCTTCAACGTCAACGATAGGCATATTGTACTCATTTAAAGTTTATAATCTTTAAATAAGTATGACGACACTTACCAGGACTGGATATCTCGTTAATGTGGGGCCGATTCAAGAAATTAAAAAGGAACTTACGGTAAGACCAATCGTCAATGGGGACTATGGATTTCCTCCACCGCCTTTCAAGGTTTTCAGACCAACTAAGAATGGAGTGTGTGTTCCCCGATTCTACGGAACTTCTAAACTTGGAGAACCCAAAGAAGATCGACGACCTGAACCGACTCGAATCCGAACAAAGTTTGCGGGAACACTCCGGGACACTACTCATCAAAATGAGGCCCTCGATGCAGCAATTAAAGCAGGTCACGGCGTCCTTTCTTTACCATGTGGCTACGGCAAGACGACGGTTTCCTTGGCCATAGCATGTAAGTTGGGTTACAGAACCATGATTGTCGTACATAAACAATTTTTGGCCGATCAATGGCGTGAACGCATTCAACAATTTTGTCCTGGTGCCACTATTGGCGTTGTTCAACAAGACAAGAAGGAAGTCAATTGTGATTTTGTAATTGCTATGCTTCAATCTCTTTCTCTCAAGGAGTATTCATTTACAGATTTCGAAAGTGTCGGTACGTTGATCGTCGATGAAGCCCATCATATCTGTGCAAAAGTGTTCAGTCAGAGTCTTTTCAAACTATGCCCAAGACATATATACGGTCTTTCTGCAACTCCTGAACGCAAAGATGGGCTCACGAAAGTGCTTCACTGGTTTATGGGTCCGACATTTTTCGCCGTCGAACGAAAAAATCAAGAACAAGTTGAAGTGTTTCCCGTCATATTCGATTCACCAAATTATCGAAATCCACCACCGTCCATGCGAAACGGGAAAATTTCTATGCCCAATATGATTACCGAACTCGTCGAAGATCGTCAACGGAACAAAATGTTGGTGGAACTCGTCAAGAAAGCCTCGGCGGGTACGAGACAACTTTTGGTTCTCAGCGATCGTCGCCAACATTGTGAATTTCTTCATCAATGTTTTCCCAAAACGTCGGGTCTCTACATGGGTGGTATGAAGGAAGCTCAACTTCAAGAATCGTCTAAAAAGAAAATCATCTTCGCGACGTTCAGTCAGGCCCACGAAGGTCTCGACATTCCCACACTGGATACAGTCATCTTAGCTAGTCCCAAGTCTGACATCACACAGAGTATCGGTCGAATCATGAGAGAAACGAAAGGGAAAAAGAATAATCCTCACATCTACGACGTACACGATCCATGGTCAATTTTCACTGCCATGTATTATAAACGAATGAAAGTGTACCGACAGGGTGGATTTAACGTTCGTGGTAAAAATGTAGAAGAAAAACCAGAGTTCCCTCAGGGAAAGTGTCTGTTTTTATAATCTGAACAATTAATAAATGTCTGGTGCATTGATACAACTTGTTTCTAAAGGAGTACAGGATGCGTACATCATAGGCGAGGAAGGGTATTCCTTTTTTAGAACAAAGTTCATGAGACACACAAACTTTTCTCAGGTACCGAAATTTATAAAATCGATGAATGAAAATGATACATCCATAACTATACCGGTTCTGGGAGATATAATCAACGCTGTGTGGTTTCAAGGCTCGACAAGTCTTATGGATATGTTCAATAATTCAACGATTACTTTATACGTTGGTGGACAAAAAATAGATTCACAACACTTTGATTATTATGCAGACATATGGCCAACTTATTTGTCCGATACGTACAGTAAATCTAAAGAACTAAACTCGAACTCGACTAATCCAGTATTTTTACCACTCCAATTTTTCTTCTGTAATCACAAGGCATTTCTACCCCTCGTGGCACTTCAGAAACATCAGATTGAAATAAAAATAGACTTTGATTCTAATGCTTTAAGCGGACTGACAGAAACTCAAAAAAAGTATGAAGTGTATGGCAATTACGTTTTTTTGGATAAAGATGAACGAGAATCTATCGTAAAACGCTCAATGGATTTTGTAATTACACAGGTTCAACGACTCGAGCACCCACTTAATACCGGAGATGGATATAACACCGTAGATATAAGTCAGTTTAATCACCCCATAAAGTCGTTATTCTTTGGTTTTGAGACAAAATCTCAGGTATCCACAGATGATTACTTTACATTCTCTGGGGTTGATCTTCAAATAAATGGTACACCTTTATTTGAAAACATGAAACCTGTATATTTTCATACGGTTCAAAATTACTACAAATCTGAATATGGCGTATCAGGATATGACGTCAATAACAATTTTCTCACGTACACGAGATACTATGCATATCACTTTTGTATGAATGCATCACAATATAGTCCATCTGGATCATGCAATTTCAGTCGTCTAGACAATGCAAAAATGATAATTCGTGGTGCTGATGTTGGAGTTACAAGATTAGGTGATCCTATATACGTATATGCAGTCAACTATAACGTCCTGAGAATCAAAGATGGTTTAGGAGGACTTTTATTCGGAAATTAATTTACTACGAAGGACAACTTCGCGGTAAAACAATCAATTACGCCCTGATGGCGTCGGAAACAGCTAAGGCGACAACTCCGACAATAAAAGCTATCACGATGTAGTTTAATTCGCTTTCTTCAAGACCAGTCTTCTTGACAGTCTTTTTAGTCACAACCGGTTCAGGTTGTTTCTTTGGAGGATCCAATTCCTCCAAAGGATAGTACGCTATCATTTATATAGTACTTAGAGATTAATTTCCTTCTTCGTCTTCTTCTGCCTGGTGCGTTTGGTTTTCGCAGCCGACACCTTAACTTCCTTGACTTCACCACCAGTCGAATCGCCCGAAATCGAAATAATATCAGAAATGTCTTCATCTTCGTCATCATTTACAGGTGAAATCGCGGAAGTGTTCACAGGGGGAGCCGGTGGCATCATGATGCCACCCATAAGGCTCGAGATGTCAATGCCGGGACCCTGCATCTCGTAGTTACCCGTTCCACCGACAGGAGCCTCGGTCGCAGGACCATCAGTCTTACGAGTCGTGTTCTGAACCGCAGACATCATATTCTTCACGAGATCGGGGTTTTGTTTGATAACATCATTCATGTTAGGCATGACCGACTTGAACATACTATTCGTCAAGTGGAACATCATCGCCGAGCCACCGAGCATCATAATCAGTTTCACTTCTGGGGCAACCGAAATCTTCGAACGATACTTAACATAAAGTTCTTCAAAGACACCATCATAGTCGTCAACATTTTCCATCACCGACTCACTCCAACCCTCTAACTGAATCTCAAAAGGATTGTATCGCTTGTTTAAAAACTCCAGGCCAGTCACACACGCCACAAGCATTCGTCTCGAAAATCGAATCGACTGTTCAACGTCAATGCTGTAC